TTCTAAGTCATATCCGTTAGAATAGTAAATTACGGTGTTTGCAGCCGTTAAAGTTATCCCATAGCCGCCCGTAGAAGGCGTTCCAACAATAAACCGACACTTAGGGTCATCCTGAAAACGCTTAATATTAGGCTGTCTTTCTTCTTGTGGTGTTAATCCATAATAGTCGACAATGGACCCCGGACCATATTCTTTAGTAACAGCTTTAATTATTTCTGTAATATCGTATTGATAGTGTGCCCAGATAATTGCTTTACCTTCTGTTTCTTCTAACACATTCATTAACTCTGTAATTCTATTGTTAGAAATAGGTTGAGTTCCGCCATCGTCGGCAGTAAAATGACCACAAGTAATTTGTTGTAGTCGCATTAATTGTGTTAATGTATTTACAGTAGTAGATTGTTTACCTTTTAATATAGCAATTGCTTCTTTTTTCATTTGTTCATACAATTTACGTTGATCTGGTGTAAGAGATATTTGACGTTTAATAAATATTTTATCAGGTAGATCTAAACAATCTTCTTTTAATACACGATACGAAAAATTTTTTAGTTTATCAGATAACTCACCTAAGTTTTTAAAACCATTTACAACCTGTATTTGTCTACCATGCATGTGTAATGTTTTCATTTCTGCATATCTATTTCTAAACGCATAGTAAGATGTAAAGTTTAATAACCACGGACTTAAAAAATCACATTGTGTAAATAAATCTAATGGATTTTTAGTTACAGGGGAACCTGTCATTATTCTTCTGTATTTAGCAGATTCACCTAGTTTAAGAATATTTTTTGTACGTTTAGCAGTAGGTGTTTTAATAGTAGTAGACTCATCAATAGCCATCATAGTCTCATGACAAGATAAAAATTTTTTAGCAAACTCCATACCTTTAGTTGTACTAAAAGCTTCTACATTCATGATAAGAATGTGTAATGATTCTTCTACTTCAAACAAAGATTCTAATTTTTCTTTTTGTTTTTTAGTAATATTAGATTGCCATAATATAGTCACTTCACTTATATGATTAGGAAGATGATTTGGTATTTCATTATTATACCAAGTACCTACAACACCCTTAGGAGCTATAATTAATGCACCATTAATTTTACCTTTATCATACAACATAGCCATGTTGTCTATTAATACTTTTGTTTTACCTGTACCCATTTCCATAAAATAGGCAAATGTTTCTCTATTCCATGACTTTTCTAATGCAGTCATTTGATGAGCATAAGGTTTTGTTTTAAATTTATAGTTCATAGTTTTTCTTCTTTCTACTTGACAAGATAACAACTCCCACCTATATTGTCAAGCATGAAAGAAAAAAAGGTTTATGTAATACAAGAAATTGCTGGTAGTTCTGATGGTAGACCTAAAATAAATATTATGGGTGCAGCTTCTTATTCTACAACTAATGATTTTATTTTTTTACTACCAGAGTTATCACAAATAATTTTTTCGCCTGGACCATTAATTTTTAAACTTAGAAAAGGTTTAAAAAATTTTACTAGGGACGATTATTTATTATTAACTGGTGATCCTGCAATTATTGGAGTAGCATGTTCCATAGTTTCTGACATGACTAATGGTAAATACAAACTATTAAAATGGGATAAACAAGAAAGAAAATATTATCCTATTGAAATTAACTTATATGAAAGAGGAAAGATAGATGAGTAATATTGACTTTGAAAAAGACCAACAAGACCTTGTGGATAAAACTGCAAGTATACAATCTCTAGCAGATCAAATACAAATGTTAGAAGGATTGAATCACAGAATAGAACTTAGTGAAAATAATCTTAAAGATTTAAAAAAAGAACATGAAAGATTATCTGGTGAAGTAATTCCAACGATGATGGCAGAAA